TTTCCATACAATAAAACAACCAGAATAATCGCTAATTTTTCCTGTAAACGAACCGCCAGTAGACCATCCTAGTGACCCCCTAGCGGGCATAGACATAAAGTCTCCTACTGTTTTAGAATTTGCCGCTGAATTTTCCAGTGAAAGAGATTTATCAAGCGGTGGATTAGTAGGGTTTGTTATATTTGTATTTAACCAATTATTAACATAAACTTTGGTGTCATTATCAACAACAGGTGTAATAAGCTGTGTTAACGTACCGTTTTCTACTAATTCGTCCACTTTTTTGTTAACTTCTTCTTGCACATCTAAGTTTTCAAAGTAAGTATTGACAAAATCATATAACGCCTTATAACTTTTCACAAGCCCATCCTGCGCGTCAAACATTTCTTTTACTGTCTTAAACAGTACAACAAATTTGTTTTCCAAACTCAGTGTCCCGTTGAAATCATATGGAATCCCCCGCACACTTGCGACAACCTCGCAAGCTTGCGTAATCATCTGACCAAAATCGGGTAAATCTGGAAAATCTGGAATCATTGGTTTATCTTCCATTGCTATTCCTCCTTAATAAAATTGATAGAACAATTCTCTGCAATCATCGCAGATACGTTTGTTAAGATTAATGATGGTATCTCGGAATCTCTGAATTTCTATTGAGTAACTTCCGTCAAAACCCTCATCATCAATCGTATCATTATTATCTGCATGATACGTGTCATTGCTATTGGTTTTTGTGGTATTCTCCCCATTGCTTACCGCGCTGTTATGAATCGTATTCTGCCCACGATCCATCGTAGACGCATAATTCGTTCCGGCAAAATTAATCTGCGGGTTGTCGGAATGGATATTTTGGGTATTGTTATTTGTATCGGCTGTCGTTGTGTTTTTCGCTGTGCTGTCTCCGGAGATCACACCAGTTCGTGTATCATCTTTCGTACTTGTTACTTTTCGCGTACTCTTATGAGTAATCAGCGGGTTATACTCAAAAGTAATACTCCGGTACAACTGCTCATAGTATGGCATATTGAGTGTGAGAATCTTTTTTAGATGATATTGAAATTCTCCGACAGTTTCTAACCCGATCTGCTCGCGGAAATACTGTAAACAGAACGTTTTTTCGAAAGCAAGTTTTGCGCTTGTATATTCGGGCGCGGATGCATCGACATAAAACGGAAAGTCAAAATTGAAGATTAATGGAACTGCGGCTTCAATCATATTGTCGATGGTTTGATTTTCGAGCGGCGAAATCACATGATCGGAAATGACCAACTGCTCAATGGTATTCGTCAATGTTTTTGTTTCGTAGTTGTAACCGATAAACATTATTTCACCTCTTTTCCGGCGTATCGTTTTCTGGTGTGTTGTTTTCGTTGTTTTCTGTTGTGTCAAACACATCTGGTCTGTTAATCGGCGTTACCATCTTAGAATTAAAACGTACATGGATGTTCAGACCATACCTATCATTAATAGCGTCAAGTCCTCTCTGAATGGTTGCCAGATTCCCGTTTCTTGTCAACTCGATTTCTCCATCGTTGTAACTCGTTTCCGCGGAAACTAGCCGTTCCGGTTTTTCAACGCCGCTTGCTTCGATTCCGAGATCAGCTAGACATTCTGCTACTTCTCTCTGCGCGGCGGTGTCAAGTTCGTTAAAAATTGGCTGTACTTTCAGATCAATCGTATCAATTTGAATCTGTTTTCGCAGATCGTTTTTGGCTTTGATAAACGGAATGTTTTTTACCCATTTTTGAATAAAATTATCAATGGATAACTTCTGCGTGCTATCCCCGCTGATAACTACTGGTGTCCTCTGCTGAATGACGTTAACCCTTGTGGACGCTTTTTTCTCCGCCAAACTCTGTGCGTGCAGAATAATGCTGAGAATTTCAGGAACGGCAAAAGGTCTGGCAAAAATCAACGAACTTTCGTTTTTGTCGGTCTGTTCGTAGTATTGTCCATTCATGGCGTATGCAATCCAATCAGTTGGAATCCCGTAAATGTCGGGTTCCCCAACCAGATTAACACCGAAAACGCCGAAAAGTCCGGTGATCGGCTCTTTTTTGAACAGACATATTCCCTGCCATAACAAATAGGAGTTGAGCATCCGTGGCGGAATCTCATCCGGCAACCCGTCATACTCATAACGTGATAAGGCAAGATTTACGAACTTGTCAAAAAAGTGCCGGAAATATAGTTTTTCTTCCGGTGATGTGTTCGGGTTATTTTCCCAGTGTCCCCAAACTTCTTTGTTGCTCACCCGATACGGGTTATTATACATGATATCACCTCCTTAATCATTAGAAAGACCATAGTTTCCGACATCGTCTGTATGCCAGAACGTAACGCCGCGGTTAAACATCGACTGCAAAAAGTTGATGTCATCAGTGACGCACGCTCCATGTAATCCACAATTTACGGTTTTGACAAAATTCCACTTTGACCGTCCGGTGATGTTAGGCACTTTAATTTTGTGCGTTGCATACCCGTACATAGAGAAAAAATCGTCAATCGTTTTCGCCATTTGAGCGGTAACACTCATAACATGGCAGTAAATTTGACTTCCAAACAATGCGGTAGCAACATAACTTCCAGATGAATTACCTTTTGCTGTAGGGGGAATTAAATCATGGCTTTCTTTTTGTGCGTTAATGTTTTCGTTCAGTAGATATGTTCCGGTTGCCGCGGTATAAATGCTTTCAACGCCAGCGGCTAAATTTCCGCTTAATGTTCCTACTAATCCTCCGGCTAAATTTCCAATCTGCGATATTGCATTCTGCTTTTTGGAGTAGTCCCATAACGGACTAGACTGCGCTAGAAAAGCCTGATAGCCGTCATTAGTCCACGCACACTGTGGGAAATTATTGATGATAAAACCGTATGGGGATTTTGACCCACCAGTACGTTTATATTCACGAGGAGCCACAAAGATTGCCGGAATATTAAACATAACGCCATACACTTGCATAGTTAATGCTCCATTTTTACCGTATTCGAAATTAAAGGTGTGCTGTATACCCGAGCCATCATTGACTAAACAATAACAATAAGGGTATTGAAACAATTTATTGTTTTTTGGGATATAGCCATCTAGTGCGACTGGTTGCACCGTTTCTTGTGTGTAAACAGATGTATCGGTTTGGAAACACGCTTCTGGTGCCTGGTAGACATTAACAATAGCATCACCGTTTCCGCTTTTGACGTAATTCTGGATAACTGTGATTAAGTCCGTATATTTTGTTTTCCGAGTAAATGTCAACCCCGATAAAATTCCCTGATTGACAATGGGTATAATATTTGTTCCGTTTTCGTCTGCACTTGCACTCAAACAATACTGCATCGGGCCGAGATTCAAAAGTTTCTGTTCGCTCGGATTGTCCACGTATTCCCCCGTTTCCAGATTTTCTGGCACTAAATTAATTCCGGCATAATCAGCTTTTTTGTCAATATGTTCCCTCTCTACATAGCACGGTTGAAGCACCACATTGTAAAAACTGTTCTGAAAACGATCGGGTTCGAAATAAATCTTAAAACTTCCGTCACTCAACCATTCTACCCGCGTCACAAATCCGAAATACCACTCTTCCGTATAAGGTTTATTCTGAAACGCAATATAATTGCACTTTAAAAATTCGCTCTCATTCCCTTTTCCTTTATAAGTCAGTTCTCCCCATCTCACGGGCGCGGATTGCTTAAAAATATGAATTGCTTTTTCTCTTACATGAGCCAGACAGCCAGCTTTTCCATTTTCATAATAACGCACATGTTCATAGTCATTTCCCCATTCAATCCCACTTGCTAAAATTACCTCTGTCTGCGGGGAAACCGCCGCCACATTTTCCTGCGGCGGCATCGGAATGAAATTATCCATGTTTCCTCCCTCTTACTTAATCTGTCGTAAAGTAAATGGTTGCCGTTTTGGAAGAAACGTAACGACTGGTGATCACAACTTTTACGCTCGTTGTTTTATTTTCTTTCGTTTTCAGATTCTTTTCATCTTTTGCAATTCGAAGAATTGTTGTACCCGGAATAACAAACGTATCGGCAGAAGAGTTACCCTCTACTTTTACGTCAATCGCTTTATCAGCTACCCCTTTAGAATTAACGGAAAAACTTCCACCGAAGTCGGCATCTGTTCCAGCTTTCACCAGTCCCACGTCACTTGCGGTAATGGAAGAAACATCAACCGTCTCGGTCGTAAACATGATGATCGGATAAAACAGGGAATAAGAGAACATCTCTTTTACGGTATAGGTACTGTTCCATCTCAAACCGCGATTGACATTGTCCTGTACCATCATGCGGTACTGTTCACGGATTTTGAAGAATCGTTTATCCACCAGCACAGCAACAATGCCCTCTGCATCGTTGAAATTATCAATTAACACCTGCTGAGCTTTCGGGATCATCCGATCCAGATTGTACGCACTTGCGTAGCTGTCAACATTCATTGCCGCTTTGGTATCCGGGTCGACAAACAGAAGAATGGTATCTTCTTTTGCCGCCGATGTCGCGCCAGCGAAATTATACAGCGGGTTCGGGAACTGAATCTTGTCAATATAGGACTGAATTTGTTTCGCCAGTGCGTTCGCGGATGCTTGATCGGTAACCGCATCCACATGTACCGGATAAATCTGACCCGCGCGCTTTGCAGATGCAATCAGTTCTTTTGCCGTGGTAAACTCATCCCAGTTACAAGCGGAAACGACACTCTCCACTTTTGCCTGTACTAGACTTCTGAGTCCGTAATCATCGAGAAACGCGCTGCGCATATCCTCAAACCAGATCGTTACCGGATAATCGTTATTAAAATTGATTACATGATACAGCGCCATAATGTAGCTGTCATAAATGGCGGTCGCATCTTCGATGCTGATATTGGCATCGTGCGCGTAACCCTGTGCAAAATTTACGTAGACTTCCTGTTCACCGTTTCCATACGGCATAGCGTTACTGTTCAGCACACGCAGAGGATTGCGGAACGCTTCGGTACTGATGGATTGGCTGGCAATCAGATTTACCAGCGCAGGAACCAGTTCGTTCCGCGCCATCGGATTGTAAGGGTCGGTTAATGTTTTCGCAATATCGGCAATATTTTCTCGCGTTGCCACAGGAACTCTGTCACGGTAATCAACACTCATCGTCTGCCGAACGGCGTTCAGCATATTAATATTGGTCATATCTAATTTTTCTGCCATGTTTTCACTCTCCTTTTCCGCTCATGATGAGCTGAGACATATCAAGATCATTGATACTTGTTGCGGTTTCTTCCGGTTTCGGCGCGTTTCCGCCAAACTCGGTTACTTTGGTAATACTTCCGCCGTGGGAAAGATCAGACCAGCGGCTTTTGATTTCTGCGACCGCGGAATCATACTTTCCGCGCAGTTCGTCTCGTTCCGCAACCAGCGCGTCACGTTCGGACATCAACGCTCCGATATCAGTATCTTCGGTTTTGATTTTTTCACTGATGGCGGCGATCGCGTCACCATGCGTTTCGATGTTTCCAATATCGGCTACAATTTCTGTCCAATACTCTTCCAGTGTCATATTAATACCTCCTTTTTAATGTTGGATATAACCAGATCGGCATTTTATGCCGTTTCGGTTTCATAGGATGCGGCGGCTCGGGTGGTTCTGGTTGTTCACCTTTTGCCAGATACCGATATACCATAATAGCGTTATTCAATCGTTCGGAATCGGATAGATAGCGATTTCCAACAATCCATCCGGTAATTGCAGAATCTTTTGCGTGTTCGGAAATATAATTGAAGCACTCGTGTGCTTTTTCCTGCCGGAGCGCAAGCGTTCCATCGTCACTAATTCCCTCCCAGCCTTTCATATAGGCGGCGGTTAGTGCGTCTAAATCGGTACTGTCACTGTGCAAAAACGCTTGCAGATTTTCGTAAGCACTGGCGGCTCCTACGGAATACCACACATTTTCATAGATTAAATATTCCAACTGTGCGTTTCCATCGTCCCGGCTGTACCCGTTCGCGTCTAGCCAGTTAAATAATTGCGTTCGCCGATTCGTGTCGGCGTTATCCGTCCATTGCCCCAAACCATAACCGGGCGAGCCGACAATCGTGCCTTGCCATAAGCCGGGGTTGATGGTTGATTCCTGCCAGAAGTTGCCGCAGATGGCGGCAATCACATACTGGCTGATACCGCTTTGTACCTCAACTGGGTATCGGTACAGATACGTCCATGCACTATAGGGAGATACAAACGTATTAATAGAAACCTGTCTGTCCAGTGGGTAGCTATCGGTGTGCGCCCCCATGGTATACCCGCCGCCGTCTGCCGGGTCATATACCATTTCGGTATGACCGGAACGCCACAAAATATCACCTTTTTTCCAAGGCTGGTTTGCGGTTCCTTTTTGGAATCCCGCGCCGATCAGATACCCGTCCATGCTACGAGTGGTAAACCACGGGTTGCTTGCAAAAAAACCACCAACGGTGCAACAATAACTCATGAGGGACGAACAATCATAGTACGTAATACCTCCTACCGTTTGCCCCTCACGATACGTTTGGGAATAACCCACGTTTGGAGCATTACAAATTTGTATGCAAGTATGATAAGCAAGCGTCAGATCAGCCACGTGTCAGACCCTCTTCTGCTACGTATCCGGTATAGACAATTCCATTAACGATAGCTTTCACAAGATACCATTCCCCGGTATAATACCCGTAGTTTCTAACACTGGTTCCGGTAGGCAACGTCAAAATGACCGTTTTGTCCATCCCGGCTCCCACGCGCAGATTATAACGATCGTTGGTATGATAGGCTCCGGCGATTTTCCGGTCAAAACTACGTGCGGACTCGGTCTTGATACATTTCTCAATAGGTTTCTGCGGCTTTTCGTTTTTTACAGCATACCGATAATGGACGGTATTCTCATACGGGAGATCATAATAAGACCGTACACAGATTTCCTTTCCGGTCTGATCTCCCGTCTGACCATCAATCCCGCCGTTTTCGGACTGGCTGGCGTGAACGATGCGGTTCGCGTCAACCGACATCGTTACATGATGCCCTGCCGCAAGGTGGATATCACCGCGTTTCCACGGTTTGCCACATTTTACGAAACCAGCGTTTTCCAACTGTTCGCCGAGATTTCTTGTGGTACTGTAAATGCTGACCGGAAAACCAGCGTTCGCAAGTGCCGTTCCGACAAATGATGAACAATCATAATCGGGAGCGTTCCGATGTACCTGAGAGTAACCGTGTCGATTATCGGCGGCGATTTGTTCCGCCCATGCAACTGCGTTTTCGATTTTACTCATTGCTCTGTCCTCCTAAATGCTGACATAATGCGGTAATAGCAAGTGTATTTGCTTCTATTGCTTTCTGCAATTCTGCTACTTCCTGCCGATGTAATTCCGCTTCTTTTGCTCTGCGTTCTTCTGCTTTTATGCGATCCCAGAAAAGTGCGCCACAACAAACGATCGGAAAACCAAGTGTTCCAACCATCTGCGTAATTGACTGCGCTACTGTCACATCCATCCGTCCATCTCCTTATCCTGCCATTTTAACCAGTCCTCAATTTCACTTAATTTATCACACATAATAAAATTATGAATGAAGCGGACTGGCGATTTACTGTTATACGCGTTGCCATCCATGAAAAAGAAATCCCACAAATACCGGATGTGACACTCGTAATTTTCATGAGGGACAATGATCAACGTGTCTTTTTCGTCCCCTTTATAGCGTACCGTATAAGCAAGATAAGCATTTTCTTTTTTCATCATTCCGACAATCATATTAAAAACGATACTTGCCATCTTTGCTCCTTTCTTCCTGTCCATTAAAACAAGGAAACCTTTTGACCTGCCAAGGACAGGGCGGTTTACTCAACCGTGGCAACCCCTTTTTAAAAGGTTTCCCCGTATTTTCATGATACATCTTTTTTATCCGTATGTCAAGTACATTTGTCCGTCTCCCACGAACTATTTATAAAGATCAATCCCTAGTAACTCAACCGCCATATTCTTGCTGTCTAGATCGTCAAACCGCAAATATGCTTTGCGGTATGCGTCAACTAGATTTTCAAACAAATAATCATAGTGTTCCAACATAACCGTGTTTTGGGTATGATCACCGTCCCGAAAAACCGCGACAAAATTACAAGACGGGTTATAGTTATGCGTAATATAGATGTACCCCTCTTCGTAATAGTCATACACTCCATAACTTTTTCCACTATGCTCGATGGTGAACAGATACCGCGACCGTCCGGTCGGCTTTTGTACAAACACGGCATCATCAATCAACATCTGATCTCCAACACTCATGCTTTGCATATAGTGTCCGCCGCGGAATGCTTTCAAAGCAGTATTCTCCCACATGGCTTTACTGGCACTATCATTGTGAGTAAACTCACACACAAAACCGCTCCCATGCAGCATTTTTGTTTCTTTCTGGTATCTCTTATGGATACCAAAAAATACAAAATAGGGATTGAGCAACGAAATATTATTGGATGCCATCACCAGTTTAAACCATCGGGACTGACTTCCGTTTCCGCGGCTAATCGTCAATAGCAACGATTGCAGTTTTTCAGATTCCCCTTTTACGTATTGTCCGCTTTCCATGCTGAACTCGTCAAAAAACAAAAAGTAGATATCCCGAAAATACGGAGACAATTTTTTTACACTGTCCATCTTACTTCCAAAACTAAACGCGCATCCGAATGGCACGCCGTCCAGAAAATACCGCACAACATTTCCGTTTTTGTCCAGATTTTTATAGGTAATCACACTTCCTAATTTAGGATACATTCTTAGCATATCTTCGTACATTGCCGCCGCTCCCGTCATTTCCCCTTTCGTCCGGAAAATCCATCCGGTCTGCAATCCGTACTCTTTGCACAAGATACAGCTTGCCGCGGCGAACGCACTTGTCTTTCCGGCGCTACGGTTGGAACACGTAATTGCCACTCCAGCGAAATCCCCGTCCACGTCCGGCTCTGAAAACAACCGAATCGGATTGTAATACTGAATCGCTTTCCCGTTATCGTCTACCGCTTCAAATTTCACATTATATTCAGCAAAAAGTTTTTCCCATTGAATATCGTTCCAAAAAATCATTGTTCACGTGAAACATTTTTGTTTCACGCCCTCCTTTCTTCTTTTTCCCGCTCCGCGTTACCACGGTTATCTGAATCTCTAACGTCACGCCAGTTCCCCGCCAGCAAAACTGCATGCAATCTCACAGTTATCGCACGATGATCGCACGTTTTGACTGCGGATGGACGGCGGGTAAAGGGAAGAGCTACGCTGGAAAACGTAGCTCTCTTACACGTATGGAATGAAGTTTTATCACACAAGATATAGTAACAATCAACTACAGGTAAACTAAATACTCAAGTTACCGTCCGCCAGTCGGGGCGCGTACCCAGTTCATGGTAATTAAGCAAACGGATTAAATTTTTCCGTATCGCCGAATTTGTGTACATTTACCGCGGAAAGGTATGCGGTGAATCCCTTGTCGCGGCGGAATTTACTTTCTCCAATGGAGATGAACAGGTCAACGACTGCTCCTTTGCCCAGTTCGTCAACACTCGAAACGGTGTCGCTCTCTACGCCGTCCTCGTAAAAGTCAACGTGGTAATTGGTCTGCGCTTTCACGTAAAGTCCAGCTTCGTCGGTTTCTTTTGCAGGAATCCATTTCGCTTCTGCGGCGGCATCTTCCCCGAACTCCTCGATGATCTTTTCAAAAATGGCTTTCTGCTGATCGGCAGAGATAGACGCGGAAAGAACACTTTTTCCGTCTTCCTCTTTTGCGTACTTAACAGTTACGTTGTTTAATTTCATTTTAGCTTTGCTCATGATTTCGTTCTCCTTTTTGATTTAATTTGTTAGGCAGAACCGCGGCGCGTTGCTTTGATCGGTTACGTCTTATCTGGACTATTCCAGACCGCGGGTTGTGCGCTTAGTCCAGTCTTTTTGCTTCTGCAAAAAACTGTTCATCCGGCATTTCGTAGCGGGCGGAGACGGTGTCGATTAAGACGCAAACGGAATCTTCCGGCAGTCCTGCCGAGATGACAGCATCTTTTTTGTCTTTCTGCGTTTTTAATTCTGCGTCAGACTCAAAAAAACCGAGTTCCTGTCTTGTTGTTCTGTCAATGACAGCGTACTGCCATTTTTCAATTTTTGTGCGTACCATGTTTTTTTTCTCCTTTACTTTATGTGGTTATTATTTCTTACAAGTATTATAATAGCACTATTCTTTCAGAAAGTCAATACTTTTAAATAAGAAAAAGAAAAAAGATATCCAAAAATAAAAGCAGAATAGCAAGGTCTATTTCCTCTTCATGCAAAGCACAGATCGTTGCGATTAAAAGTAACATAAAAAAGATAAAAAATCTCATTTTATTCTCCTATTCCGGTATCACTCCGTCTTGAGAGTTTACCAACACTTCATAGTATTCATTTGATACTCCTAAGGTATAAGTGGTATCAATAATTCCGATATTACTAGCAGTTAAAATTTCTTCCCCGTTTACTTTGATGTAATGAGGTTTCGAGTTGTTGAAACAACTGATCGTACGTCCGACATTTTCCATCCGGCAGCAGAGCCGGAAATTATTACAGCACTTTATATTTTCCGCGCCGAGTTTCTTATTCATTCCGGCAACCGTAGACGTAAAGCGCACAGGGTCTGCTCCTGTTTTTGCCGCTTTTTCATCCCATTCAACGCCGCAATATTTTTTCGCACCAAGGGTTTTAAATTGAACATACAGATCATCCATATCCCATACGCCGAGAATGTAGCGTTTTTCGCCTACATCGCAAAACGCGGGAATATCGTTTTCAATCGCGCGTTTGGCAAGCAATTTGTTTTTAGTTTCAAATTCTGAAATGTGTGCATCTGGATGCAGGAATTTGATGCTATCCGTGTCGCAGTAAACAACGTCCATTCCCACAACGTCCAGCATATCTTGTAACTGTTTTCTTGCGTGAGCGGTAACGTAGATACCCCATTGATAATGCAAAAAGCTATTTTTGCCAGCATAATACGTTTGTAGTGCTTTTTCCGCGTCTGCTTTTTCCCTTGTCCATTCTCCCGTGGTTTGGTTCATCTCCCATTCTTCCTGTAAAAGATCGGTGACGCACATTCCAAACGTACTATTCAATTTATTCTTAGATTTCATATACTCATATATTTTGTTGGAATTTCCTTTTAACTTGCTTTTTGCGATAAAAAACGACATCATTGTCTTACGCATACTGTCCGGTAACTTTCCTCGCGCGGCTACGTAGCACTCCGACACGGTAAAAAAGTCGTAAGCATACTGGTTTCTTATGATTGCTAAGTCGATTTCCGTCATTGCAATTTCACAGCAATCAATCGACAATACGCGTCCATTGTCAATCACACAATCTTTTCCGTGCTTCTGGCACTTTGACAGCGGGATGTAAGGAACCGGAATGTTTTCTTTTATGTGCAAATTGTCAAATTGCACTCTCATGATTACACAACGTGTAGCACACAAATTGTCAAACTGTTCTTGCGATGTAATCTCAACCGCCCAAAACGCACTCATGGGATAGTAACCCATTGCTATCTGCGCGGGGTAGCTACTGGAAATATCCATGCTTCCCATTACGATTGCATTTTCCCCTTTTTTCGCGGTGATCGTGTGTCCCGCGTGGATGCGGTTGGCGTGGGTGTTGCCACCGCGGAACGCGTCTTTGCAGAGTTGGTACTGCGGTAACGTCAAAGCCAGATCGGCAAATACTCCCGGATAATAACCGCTATCTGACTGCATGGCACGGCGGAATTCTCGGCGGACGTAGCCTGTTGAGGTAAGGGGGATTTCTGCTAGATTATCCTCTTTTCGTAAGGCGCGGATGCATTCACACAAGCCGCGAACATCATTATAGCAATATCCCTGTTCAACGTCCGTGAGAGGTGTTGTTGGTGTACGTAGTTTTTTGTAATCATACGTATCAACAAGTTTATAGTGAGACACTCCCTCACTATTTTCACAGAATTTTGAAAGAGACATATTACTGAGAAAGTAGGAACATCGAAACTCAATCCCATATTTATACGCATAACATTTCATTACTTTATGAGCATCCCGCGCAAAAATTTCGTCAAATGCTACGAAATCTTTCATAAACTGAAATTCATACGATAAATTATGAACGTATACTACAGCACGTTTCGTATCAGAAGTTTTCAAATACAAATGCAGTTTTTCGCAGAATGAAAGAAACTCGTTCCATGTGCGACCGAAGCATACCGTATCTTTCAAACAGAACTGCCATTGATACAGATACGCTGTACCTTTTACCACTTTTTCACCTGTTTTGTTATAGCGTTCGTAATCGAGTTTTTCTAACGTAGTTGTCTCGATATCAAACGCCATTTCCACGTCATAATAGACGATAGGTTTTTTCTTTCTTCCACGCTTGCGGCATTCGCGCAAAGTCTGGAAATCAGAAAATGGAAAATCATTACATGAATACACTGTTTCTATTGCTGTAGTTTCTGTTCCATTTACTTGTATCGGTACTTCCAATTCATACATATTTTTTTCCCCTACTTTAATTTTGTTCGTTTTTTCGCAAACAATTCCTCTTTTGTTATATAACCATCGAGATACAATTGATAATCTTTTTTAATATCCTTATAATCAAGTTTAGGATCGTCTATTTTTTCTACAAAGTCATCTATAATTTGATTGGACGCAAGTTCTTTACGAAGATTCTTTCTGTATAAATTTGATGACAGAAAATGATACAAGTCTTTATAGTTATCTTCTGTTACAACCGCATTAATTTTTTTCTTAGATTTATCAAACCTCCGCTGAAATTCTGCGATTTTATAACCACTTACTGTAGTTTCTGGTGCGTTCAAAAAAGCGACCATCGTGTCCCATTCCTGCCGTATAGATGCATCCGATCGTTTTTTTACGCCTTTCAAGAAACGATTTTTTTCACGCCCTTGCGACGCAAAAAATTCTTTTACGCGTCCATACGCCCATTGGTCGCGCGCGTGAATTTTTTCCAGTTTGGCAAGGCGGCTATTTGCCGCCTGTGCAACGCGTGGGAGTTCGCGTTTGATCTGGTCGAGGGAGAGATCGAGTTCCTGATAGATGCTGTAGTCTTTTGATTGCGGCATTATTCCACCTCCAATGATAAATAACCATCTTTTATTTTAATATCTTTCACTCTCATACGTTTGACACCTCCCCATTAATATAAAGCATTAATGTTGTATCAGCGATGATAATACCCTCTACTTCCTCGCAGAGTAACCAACGGTCTTCTTCTTCAAAACCGCGCATTATACTTGCGTTACATTCCCATGTTCTAATTATTGTTTCTTGCAATTCCCCGAACACACGGTATCTTGCGTAGATTTGTACAGTAACCATATGCACTGATTTAATTTTAGATAATATATCTTTTATTCTCATTTCTCAACCTCTATTCTCTAATTCAATACGCACACCGTCCGTATCAATGTATACATAAGTAACAGCATACTTTCCATATGTTTTAACCGTATAAGACTCAAGTAAATCTTTTCCAATTCCGGAAAAAATAACATGGTCTCGTCCTAAGTATACGCGAACATCTTTACTGCTATAACAATAAGATGCGACTTGAAACAAATTTTTGCAGTCAGAAAGTTTCTTTCTAAACTCTCTATTAGCGTTTACTATCATCAAGTCTCCTTTCTACAATTAGCAACCGCGTTCTTCATAATAATGACAATCTTCGAAAAGATCATCGCCATAATACAATGGACACAACGTACAATTATCGTTAGCAGAACAGATAACGCTATGCGAAACTTCTACATAATAAGCTTTCAACGCGTAACGGGTAGAAAGATTGTTATGTAATTTTACAGTAAAGCCTTCACCAAAATTACCTTTATACGGCACTGGTTTACAGAATGTATTCTTCTTAACGTAGCCATTTGTCAAAGACGCGTGATCATATGCGTAAATGTGGATATTCCCGGCAGTATCTTCCTGTTTTACATATAAGGGGATCTCATCAAGTTTCGCTGGTAAGGTATACAGTTTCTCTAAATCTACTACTTTCATGGTAGTTCCTTTCTCCCCGTAGTGCCGATAGGTCAGCAGTTTTAATGTTATCTATTGCAAGACATCTTGTAAGTAGCAGATATTTCCGGCCTAAGATCTGAGTAGTAATAAAAAGCATCTTCCGAAAAATGTTCTCCATTTACTATTTCTATTCCATTTTCATAAATGGAAAAGAAAATTTCACTATTTTCTTTCATAGCTTGTGAACAGAAAGTTTTTACTAATCCATTTGCTGTTAATAATGACTCAACTTTATATCTGAAAATCTCTTTTCCATATTTTGTTACTACAACTTCATAGCTACTTTGTCTCTTAATTTCTTTCATTTTTGTTTCCTCCATTTCTATTTTGTATTATTGGTTTTCCTTGTTTCTGATATTACAATACCACTTTTTCTAGAAATATGTCAATACTTTTTTCTAGAAAAAGTTCTAGAAAATTTATATCACTAATCCTACACACATAAACCCTACACCCATTGTCCGCCACCCGGAGGGATGCCACATTCCGCGGTCACTGGCAGACAACCGCCCGATCACTCACGATTACTAACGTTACACATATAAATAACAGGCAGTCCGCGGAGCGGACGACACCGGAGG